AGCTTCGCTAACTTGATTGATCGACTTTTTTTCGCATGAAGGACAAAAAGTCAAGTAAGCGCACCCCTAAAGCCTTGCAAAATGCAACGGCAGTACCTTTATGGCGAAACGCGAGAACATAGGATCGCAGACATGACATGGCGAAACGCGCCAAACCCAAGCAGCCTGCACCGATCGTCGAGGGGCACAAGACGCTCAGCACCGGGCGGCGGCGTCAGCTTGAGTACGACCTGCTGCGGGAACTGTCGCACCGTATCCCGCAAAAGTTCCTGCGTGAATGCACCGGTCGGCAGCCGAAGCAGATTAAGGATCAGGCCGAGCGATATCAACTCGCGTTCAGCGGGCGGATCTGGGACCTGGAGAAGCTCTTACGATCGGTGTTCGACCTGCTCGCTCGGATCGGTCCGCATTATTCGCGTTGGATGCGGATTCGGGGTGGAGCTAAAGATACGGGTGAATCCCAGACTGCTATCGAGCGCTGGCAAGAAGCCCGCGCCGAGCGTGCGGAGTTCGAGCTTGCCCGCATCCGCACGGAGTTTATCCCGCGTGAAGATGTACATGAGGGGCTGGCCGTGTTCTCTGGCGTTCTCCGTGACGCGGGTGACAGGCTTCAACGGCAATGCGGGCCGGTAGCGCACGAGATATTCCAGGAAGCGTTGGACGGTGCGGAGAAGGCCGTGCGGCGAGTGTTAAAAGATGAAACGCACGGGGAAGCGAAAATATAAATGTCTTGAATGTGGCGCGTCCCAGATGGTGCACTGGACTGAACGTGCACGAAGTACGCGTTTCCGATGTTGCTCTTGCGGCTCGTACGCACTCGAACCGTGCACACGGGGGGCACGTCGAGAATTGGAGAATGAGTGCGACAATTATCATCGTGGCCCTGGTCCGGGAATGGTATTAGGCAAAGGAAAACGGAGTTGACCACAACCCTGACACAACCCCGTAACCCCGCGATGGAGGAATGGTCTTGGGCGGCCGAGCAAGCCCGGGCGCCAAAGCTGCGTTCGATGCGGGAGTTCGCCGAGCAAGAGGTCATTATCCCCACGGGGCCGTATAAGGGCCTACGCTTCCGCTGTGACCGCCAGCCGTTCACCCGCCTCTGGTTCGACGAAATCGACAGCGGACGCTGGTCGCGGTTCTGGGCAACGGGGCCGAGCCAGGCCAGCAAGACGCTGGTGGGGTTCAACATCCCGCTCTTATATCACCTATTTGAGCTACGGGAAACGGTGATCTGTGGGCTGCCGAACTTTGACATGGCATCGGATAAATGGGGCGATGACATCCTGCCCGCGATCGAGGCGTGCCCGCAATTCCGTGAGTTTCTGCCCAGAAAGGGAGCGGCCAGCAAGGGTGGATTGCCAACGGCCATCCGATTTAGTAACGGAGCACAGCTTCGGTTTATGACGGGCGGCGGCGGTGACAAGAGCGTGGCGGGCAAGACGACCCGCGTGCTGATTGTTACCGAAGCCGACGGGTTCCGTGTGTCTAGTTCGACGAGCGTAGAGGCGGACAGAATTACGCAACTGGAAGCTCGGTTGGCGGCGTGGAGTGATCGGGCTGTTCAATACGGCGAGTGCACGCTGTCGACCGAACAGGGACGCACTTATCAGGAAATCAAAAAGGGGTCATCTAGCCGGATCATGTTGCCGTGCCCGCACTGCCGGGCCTGGGTGGTTCCTGAACGTGAGGACGTTCGCGGGTGGGAAGATGCTCAGGATGAACTCGCAGCACGCGAGAATACCCAGTTTCATTGCCCGGCCTGCAATGAGCCTTGGACGGAGGAACAGCGGGCCGATGCCAACAAAGGGTGCCGGTTGGTTCATCGGGGGCAAGAGATCGACACGGACGGAGAGGTGCATGGACCGATACCCCGAACGAAGACGCTCGGTTTTCGTTGGACGGCCGTTCACAGCCTCTTGCGAAGTGCTGCGGACGTTGGGGAAGACTTGTGGAATGCTGCTCGTGATGTTGATGAAGACAACGCAGAGAGGAAGCTTTGCCAATTCAAGTTCGCTGTACCCTACCGGCCGCCTGAGGTTGAAGAAACGCCGCTTGACGCAGACGAGTTGCAGCGTCGGGTGTCGGCCCTGCGGCGTGGCATCGTGCCAGATAAGGTCGAGCATCTGACCATCGGGGTTGATCTTCACAAGCGGTTCGGGGCCTATACGGTGGCTGCCTGGTTGCCGGGCGGCAGCTCGCATATTGCCGACTACGGTACATTTGAGGTTCGGAGCGATGATCTGGGGAGCGTCGAGCGAGCTACTCTGGCGGCTCTACGTGATTTCCGCGACACGGTAATCGACGGATGGGGTCTAGCGGGCGGCGGTGTTCGCGTACCAGAAGCCGTATGGATCGACGCGGGATGGGCTCCACAGCAGATACCGATCTACGCGTTCTGCCGGGAGTCGGAAGGTGAGCGGTTTCGCCCTCTGGTCGGTCGCGGGGTCGGTCAGCGATACACGAGCAACTACATCAAGCCGAAAAAGACCGGGGCGATTGTCCGCCGGATTGGGGAGGGGTATCACATAAGCTGGCAACGGAGCAATCGCATCCTGTTAGTCGAAGTCAACGTAGACTATTGGAAAACGTGGGTACACGGACGGCTGGCCTCACCAATGGACAAATCGGGAGCGATGACGCTCTTTAAGGCGGAGCCGCGAGAGCATACCCGGTTTGCCAAGGAGCTGACGGCTGAACGGGAAATCGAGGAATACAAACCCGGCGTTGGCGTGGTTAGGCGGTGGGAGACCAAGAGGCGCTCGAATCACTTCCTTGATTCGACCGTGTACGCGGCGGCCGCCGGGCACTTCGCGGGGGTGCGGCTGCTGAGTGACCGGGTAGACGCGCCACCAGTGATTACCGATTGGTTCAAGAAGCAGAGGCGCCGATGATCGGCAAGCCTACCGTGACAACGGAATGTCCGAAATGTGCGTGCCGGGACGGTGAAACGCTCTCACGATTCACGCACTGGGGGGAATCCTACGCCAAGCGGCGGTGTCGCAATTGTCGATACGTCTGGTCGGTGCCCCGCGATCTTGTGCCGGTGGAGCCACCCCCGATAGCGCCCGCTCCTGCGGCGCCTCTTGCGTACCCTGTGATCCGTTGTCCGCAATGCGGATCGCAGAAAACCCGCGTCACGAGCACCCGCCGTCCGCTTCGGCATCATAAATGTGACGATTGCGGCCACTGTTTCAAGTCTCAAGAGCCCGAATAAAATCTGACCGAAATTACAGCGCCTGTAACCGTTGCCCTTGAAAAGTGTGCGGTATCGGTCAAAGTGTCAGTATGGCGACGGCAGCGACGGTCAACACGTTGGGTGACGCGGCGAGTACTGCGATAGCGGCCGGTGACTGGGCAACGGCTCTGACGAAGGCTCTGGCCGCGCAGGCGCAGCTTAGTGTCCTGCCGGATTCAGAATATCAGGCTGGTGGACAGACGGTCTTGCGATATGACCGCCGGGCGGTCGAATCACTGGTAGCGAACATCCGGCGGCAGCAGAGCGCCGCCCTTGGGATGCAACAGACGAAGATCAGTTATGCTAGACCTACGGACTCCTGAGCTTGACGGGCCGAAACGAGAACGGCGCCCGCCCGTATGGCCATTGGACGTGATGTTTGCGGTCGGCCTTTTGGCCTTGGGGGCCGGTTGCGCGGCTTACGACTGGCGGTACGGGCTGATTGTTGTCGGCGCGGTGCTGCTCATCGGGGCTGTGGTTGGAGGGCGGCGTCTGTGATCGTTGATGCGATATTCGGGCGACGGGGCCGGGAGCGGCAGTTCTCCCTCGAAGCTACGCGCACACATCGTCTCAACGAGGACCATTGGGCCGATGCGAAAGACGAGTCAATCAACTCACTCTTATCGAGCGATCTGCCGACTCTGCGAGCTCGGTGCCAATATGAGTTCCTGAACAACCCGCTCGTCAAGGGGGTGGTCAAGACCTATGCCGATGATATCGTAGGCGCGAATGGCCCGTCGCTTGCCGTACAGACCGACGATGACGACTACAACACGTCGCTTGAGCAGATATGGCGAGAGTGGTGGGCGAAACCTGATCTGAACGGTGTGCATTCCGGCGCTGCTCTTCTTAACCTGTCGATGTTTCAGGTTATGACCGCTGGCGATTACCTCTGGCAGATCGTTATCGACCACGATGCGATGGGGCCGATCCAATCGCGGGTATTGCTGATTCACTCTCGTCGCATGATGACGCCTTACGATAAGACGGGCGACGACAATGTGCTGTTGGGTGTGCGACGCACAAAGACCGGAAAACCAGTCAGCTACTACATCGAGGAAGCGCAGACTGGGGAAGGCCTGCAACGCTACTCGCTTGAGTTCGCTGACGTTCCCGCTGCCGACATGATCCACTGCTTCGAGCACTTGGAGCCCGATCAGGTGCGGGGGTTCCCTTGGTTGCAGTCATGTTTGCCGGCGGTTGCTGAGCTGCGCGACTACGATCAGCAAGTGATGGAAGCAGCGAAGATGGCGGCGGCCCTGGCGGTGCTATTGTTTGCTCGCAATCCCGACTCACCTCCAGCGGTTGTCAATGAGACGACGGAGATTCAACCCGGCACGATGTCGACGCTGCCGCCCGGCTATGAGGCGACTATGCTTACCCCACATCAACCGCCAGTGATATATCCCGATTTCCGGGGTGAGCACCTGCGCGCACTCGGGCGCCCGTTCGGAATGCCGTTGCTGACCGTGAAGCTTGACGCTCGCGGCCATTCGTGGTCCAGCGCTCGGTTGGATCGCGACGTGTACCACTCCGGCTTGCGGGGGCAGCAAGGGACCATCAACCGGACGGGGATGAATCGCCTGCTTGACGTTGTGCGCCGCGAGGCGGAGCTTGCCTTGGTGATCCCTGTACGTCACGACGTGAAATACATCTGGACGTGGCCGGTCTTCAGCAGTATCGACCCACTGAAAGAAGCCAAGGGTGCGACTGAACGCAAGGACGAGAATCGGACAACGACGCTGGCGCATGAGTGCGCGCAACTCGGCCTTGACTGGGAAGAGGTCCAAATGCAGCGAGCCCGCGAAGAGGCGCGGAACCGGGAGGTACGGAAAGGGGTCGGGCTACCTGAAGACGAGACCCCGCCGCCGCTGAAGCCTGATGATGAGGATGAAGGCAAGGACGAAACAGAGTCCGTATCGCAGGCATTGAGGTACGCACGTGATTGACTCGATTAGAAGACTTGTGGAACGAGAACCCCCTTGCCATCCGTTGGATTGCCCGATATGCGGGAACCGCATGGTCTTTGATTGTAGGCTCATCAGTTGCAATCACTGTCGTGTTAGCGCGCCAGTAGAGGTGCAACAACCTGACATTGACTTGCCGATGATAACCGTGACGAAACGAACTTTGACCGATGGGACGGTGATACTGGAGTAACGCGCTCTACCAGAAAGACAGGCGCACACGGAGCTGATCTCCCGTGAGGTGCCATTTCCACCGAACGCCTGAAATGGGGGCGTGTGGGTTTCGACCTGCACGCCCCCTTCTTTTTGGTCTGCGATAAAAGGAACTGAGTTATGGCAAAGAACTTAGATCGAGCACCTGAGTATTTCCGGGGGCCGGTTGCACGCGGTATCGCTGAAGGTGCCGTTGAGCGTGATGGTGGCAAAGACAAGGCAGGACTCATTCGCGGCCTAGCTGTACTTACGCGGGGCGAGGTGTCTGGTCACAACTTGTGGGCCGACTCGATGCTTCTAGAGCAAACAGCAGCGGCAATCGAAAAGGCCCGATACGGAATCAAAGCTCGATTCACACACCCAAGCCTGAGCGGCGATGGGCTCGGCAAGTTCCTCGGACGTGTTCGCGATGCCCGCGTGGAAGATGACGTTGTGCGGGCCGACTTGCACTTCTCGCAGACGGCGCACGATACGCCTGACGGCGACTTGGCGGATTATGTCATGTCGCTTGCCGAAAAGGATTCACGTGCATTCGGAACGTCGATTTCCTACTACCCTGATTACGATGCGGAAGCAGCGTTCGTAAAGAAGCACGGCAAACGAAGTCCCGATTCTGATAACAAGAACAACTACCCGCACGCGAGGTTGAAAACCCTTCATGCGGTCGATGCCGTCGATGACCCGGCGGCAAACCCCAACGGCCTGTTTCAGAAGGGGCAAGAGATCGCAGCCGATGCTGACGCGCTGTTGTCCTTCTCGCTCGGTTTGACAGATGAAGTGCCGGAACTCGTGGAACTGGGAATCGACCCGGAACGCGGGGCCGGTTTTGTGAAGCGTTTTCTGGACGAACACGGCTTGGAAGTCGTCTCCAAGTCAGAACCTGATACCCATAAGGAGAATGAGATGGGCAAGACGAACGCAAAAACCGAACTGGAGGCGACGGAACCCGTTGTCACGGAGCCTGTCGCCAAGGAGGCGCCGGTCCAGCCGTTGACGGAACTGAAAACGGCATCGGCAGTTGTGGCCGACGAAAGCGAGGTGCTGAAGCGGGGCGCGAAAGCGGAACGTGGTCGACAAGCCGCACTCCGCGAACTCGCCCGCGATGACGTGTCCCCAGAACTGCTTACAAAGGCGCTTGATGAGGGTTGGGCCGTTGAAAAGGCTGCGCCCGAGTTTCTCAAGGATGTGCGCGATAAGCGGCATGAGCCCGTTCGCATAGGTCAAGATCGTGGCGAGGAATTGAATAGTGTTCTCACCGACACGATCTTACTCGGTAACGACCCTACCTTCTCTGGCATTGACGAGAAGGCGCGGGCGAATGCTGAGCAGTTCAACGGGATCGGTCTGCATGATCTCGCACGAATTGTGATCGGTCGATCCGGCAAATCCGTACCACATGACCGTGACCGGATGTTTTCGACGGCTATCAGTACAGCCTCGTTCCCTGAGATTCTCGGTGCGGCGATGCGCCGGTCAATGCACAAGGAATACACCGAATACGACGGTAACTACATGAAGATCGCCGCTCCCCTCGAAGCCAGGGACTTCCGGGAGCACACCGATCTCAAATTGAGTGAGTTCGCAGCGATCGAACGGCTCAACGACGCTGGTGAGTTCAAGCACGACACGCTGACTGAGTCGAAAGAGGTCTACAGCGTAGATACGTATGGGAAGCGGTTCGCCCTCACTCGTAAGACTTGGATCAATGATGATCTCAATGCCTTTGCGAAGATACCTGGCAAGCTCGGTCGCGCGGCGGCCCGCAACATCGATGATCTGGGCTTTGCCATGCTCATCAGCAATTCGGGCGTCGGGCCGACGATGAGTGAGGATTCGCTATATCTGTTCGATTCGGCTGGCACAACCCGGCCCACGGCGAATTACAAGACAGGTGCGGCCGCGAGCAAAATGGACGACACGGGTTTGACAAACCTCAAGATTCTCATGCGCCTGATTAAGCATGGGTCTGTCAATATCCGTGTACGTCCTAAGTTCGTGCTCGTACCGGTGGCTTTGGAACACGCGGCCAGGAAGATCATCGAGAGTCAGGAACTGATGCAGGTATCGACCGCTACATCCGGCGCCGTGGCAACGGCGGTATTCCCGACGAAGAATATCCATCAAGGTTCCTTGCAGATTCTTGTCGAATCCACCCTTGACGGGGGCACCAACGGCACTGTGGCGTGGTATCTCGTTGCTGACCCGAAGGAAGTTCCGTCACTCGGCTTTGTATACTTGCGAGGGAACCGCACGCCGACACTTGAGCGCAAAGACCCAGTTGACGTACTCGGTATCGGCTGGCGCGTATATCACGACGCGGGTGTTGCGGCGGTTGACTGGCGTGGAATCGTGCGTGCCAAGGGCGCGTAAGCGTAACGCCCTTCCGGTGACGGGGGCGGCGTGTATGACAACAGACCTCATTCACAAGGAATAGGATTATGACGATAGAAGCACAACTCTATCAGGAAGGGATCAACACCATCGACTACAACGCGCCGACAGTAGCGAAGACGGCGGGTGAAGTCGTCCAGCTTGCCGATGGGCGCGCGGGTGTTATCACTTCGGACATTGCGGCTGCCGGATATGGTGGCTGCCTTACTGCGGGCCACTTCAAGGTGCTAAAGACCGCCGACATTGTTCTGCTCGAAGGGCAGGAAGTCTGGTGGGTCAAGAGCACAGGCAAGATGTCCTATACCGGCGATTTTCCCATCGGTGTGATGTCTGCAGACGCAGCGGCAGCGGATACGGTTGGTTACGTGTTCCTGAATATCGTGCCGAAGCCAGTCATCGAACTCGGCAAAGGAGAATGGACTTGGGGTGTTACCAACGGGCTCGGTATTGTTTGGACGGGCAACGTCTGGAAGCTGGAGTTCGATTCCACCTCCGAGGCGGCAATGGCTGCGCTCTATTCCGTCGCGACGATTGCACTCGACCAGGGCCCGATCATGGAGATTGAACTGGCGATCGTCGATGATGGCGCCGAGGTCAACGACATCAATGTCGGTTTGGCGAACGAAACACATGCTACCGATTTCGATTCGGTAGCCGAGTTTGCCGGTGTCCACGTCGATGCCGCTAATATGTCCGCCTTGGTTGAATCAGATGACGGCACTACCGAGGTTGCTGCGACCGATTCGACGATCGACTTTGTGGCAAGTGCTTATACGCTCGTCCAGGTCGATGCTCGTAACTTGGCAGATGTCAAAGCGTACATCAACGGCGTCGATGCGGGTGCGTTAGCAGCGGAGACATTAGTGCTGAGCGACGCCACCGGCCCGGTCTTCCCAATCGTGCACGTAGAAAAGACTACCAGCACGGCGTTAGCGGACATTCGCGTACGCAAGATGCAGGTGCGGACTGCCCGCACGGTCTAGGTGCCACGGTGAGTCGCTTTGAGGCTGGCATCGCGCGGGTGTTCCCCGACCACCTGTTTCAGTTTGGCCGGACCGGCGTTCGGTATCTCGACGAGCCGCATGCCGAGCCGGTTGATCTGACCGCGATCGTCGGACCGGAGCGCACGGACGAACTCGACGGTGAGACGGGCCGTAAGCTGAGGATTACTCGCGAGGTCACGATCTTGACTGACCCCGATTCGGATTACGGCGGGGTCGCGTCACCGAAGATGAGTGCGACGATCGAGATTGATGGCGTTGAGTGGACGATCGCCCCTCCTGTGACGGTGGACGGGAACACTGCGACATTGACTGTTAGTCGGTCTCCGCAAGTGGAACGGGGCCGCGCGGGTTACCGTGGGCATGGATGATGAGATGAAGGATTGACAAATGGCATTTAGTCATACGTTAGCACAACAGATATCGACTAGCGGAAATACGATCTCTAAGGACAACACTTATTCTGGAGGTTCACAGACCAGCGTCGATGAGTCAATACCCGATTCGTCGTCTGATCTAGAGGTCGCGTTCACTCTCGACGTGTCGGAGATTCAGGCGATCTACATCGTCTCGGACCAGAATATGACTCTGGAGACGAATAGCGGCGCGGCACCGGACGACACAATTAGTCTCGTGGCTGGCGTGCCTTACGTATGGCACACGGGAAGCTACTTTGTCAATAAGTTGACGACGGACATTACCGCACTGTTTATGACGAACTCCAGCGGATCAGCGGCACGATTGCAGATTGAAGTTGTGTTCGATCCAACACCGTAAGGATATTAGGTGATGGCGAATGCAGGCTGTCTAGCACTGGCGAAAGACACGCTGAAAGCCACGCTAGGTGACTGCGCCTCGTTCCGTACGTGGGTAGGCGCATCGGGCGACGATGTGCAGGCGCAGGCGCTGAACCGAATCCACAAGGATGATCTCCCGCCCCCCGAGGACAGCAACGTCTACACGCTTGCCGAGCTTCAGGCCCTGCGGCCGTTTGCGATCATCTATACGGCCGGCGGGTTTCGGAAGGAATACGACGCCAGCCCTGCGGAGTTTGAGAACACGGGCACCCTTGCCGTACTGCTTGAACAGGATGTCCCGGAGCGGATCAAGAACGACCCGGCGGCGATCGCAGATGAGTTTGAGACTGTGATCGGGCAGATTATGGACGACCTTTGCGCCCTTGTGGATCAGGCGGGTTATCTAACGATCACGGCGATCAACCTGCCTGAAGAGTGGGTGCGGAGCGATCCTAAGAGCGAGCCGGATTTTGGCGACGCGGCGATGGCAATGCTTTTCGTCGAGCACAAGGGGATCTGACCGTGCTCAATTATATTAAGATGAAATGGACTGGGCCGCGAGTCAAAGGATTGCACAAGCACTTGCAGTATGCTTACTCTCATGTTGCGAACTACGGCACGGGCGCATTCTTCCCAAGCACTTCACGCAAGCAGGCGCACGTAAGTATCACTATTACAAACGTAGTGGGCAGCGTGGCAGTGGTACGCGAGTCAAGGGCAGTTACATGCAAAAGAAGTTGCGGAAGCACGGACACCAGTTGCCTCTCGTTTTCACGGGGCTAGCGCGTATGCTTTCCCGAATGCGGAATATCCTTGCGACTGGTAAAGGCGCCCGGATCAATATTGCGGTTGGTGACATGCTTCTCAATGTGAAGGGTCGCAGACGGCGGGAAGAGGAAATGACCCGTGTGGCACCTGGTGAACTACGGGATATGGCTCGGCTCTTCAAAAAGATAGTGACGGCACGATTGAACGCTGACCGCACGACGACGATCGAGCGAGTTACATAGAAAGGAATCGCCATGAGCGTTTCACGAGCACACAGCCTATACGCGGCTGTAATCGACAGCACTGTCATCGGTGGGATCACAGCACAAGCCGCCAATATGAATACAGAAGCACCCGCCGAGGCAAGCTCTGCGGAGGCGTGGTCGCGGTGGGTTTCGATGACTGCGCAGAATCCCCGCGCGACATTCACGACGAAAGCGATCGCGGCGCTGCTCGATTCGATCGGCGAGGAATTGCCGGCCGCCGACAAATACTCTGCCAACATCGCCGACCTGACCGCCGGGTTGACGCTCTACGCGCAGGCGTTTGCTGCCGGGTCGACGCGGGCGGGGGCATCGCTTCACCGCAAGTTCGCTATCGTCCACGGTTGCCTTGGCTTGCGGCGTTTGACCTGTACGCACCAACAAGACGCGACGATCGAAGTCGAGGCTGTGGTCGGGTATGATGGCAGTAACGACCCCATTGTGGAAACGGATTTGGTCAGCCTTCCTGCCGGCGTGACGGACGCGCAGCGATACACGCTCGGTGAGGTTACCCTTGAAAGCGTATCCATACCTGAGGTGCGCAGCATTGACATTGACTTTGGACTGAATGTCGTCGCCGAGGGGTCGGATTCCGACATCTGGCCGACGCACGTATCTATCGTCGAGATCAAACCGGTGATTACGATTCGCGGTATCGATCTTGAATGGTTGAAGGCGGCGAAAATCCCGCGGGCGGGCTTGGCAATCACTCACACAAACACGGACATCTGGCTGCGCAAACGGGCGCTCGGCTCGACGTTTGTTGGCGAGGACGTGGCGGGGCATATCAAATTCACAGCGGCGGGCTTTGCCTACGTCGACACTCCGATGGATGCGAGTGGCAGCGAAAAGGCAGAAGCCACGCTGATCGTGCCATGCTATTACGACGGCACGAACGATCCGATCGTGATCGACACGACCTACGCGCCGACGCCTTAAAGGGGAGGTTTTGTGGCCGGGCCTAACATAGAGTTGCGCATCACCGGTGATGAAACACTATTTAGGTGTGCGATCGAACGCGCTGAGCGGCAAATAAACATACTCAGGGCGAAACTCTCTAACCCGCAACCGATGAGGAAATCTCATGCCCGGATTTCTCTATTACCTTCCCGGTGAGGCTCGCAAGCTCACGCGCGAGGAGCTTGATGAGGTCGGGCTTACCTATGCGTTCGACCGCAATCCTACTTCCAATGGTTGTCGGGCCGGCCCCGGCGGCAAGTCGGGTATGGTACTTGCGAGCGGCGATACGAAGGTTGGTTACTACCCGGATCAGCAGACGTGGAAGCGCATCCCCGGCAACAAGGCCGATGCGTGGGTTGGGATCTACGCCGATAGTCCGCCGGGGCCCGACGACCTTGCTCGTGACAAGCAACTCGACGGTCATCTGGTAGAACTGAGCGATGGGCATAAGTGGCTAATCCCGAAAGCTCGCCAGTGGATTGAAGAGGATGGGGAACTGCGATGGCAGCACACATTGCCGCAACGATTAGCGCGCAACGAACAAGGCCATTGGGTGCCGTGTGGCCCCGTTGATAAGTATGCGAGGTTGGCGGAAATCGTAAATTTGTGGGGGCCAAGTCAAGAGCTATCTTACGATGACGCCATTTCCTGTGGACTTGACATCTTGCGGGCCAACTATACGGGGTTGGGGTTTGATGAAGTTGAATTATTGAGCTTGTTTGATACCGATTGTCTGCGTGTCATTCTCGGCGCATTGATGGATCAGCCCACATGGGAAGATCGACTCAAAAAAAAACAAGCCGATCTAGCCTTGACCTCGGATGGTGCGAATACGTCCGATGGAGAAACGGACTCGACCCCGGATACCGACCAACCGTAGCGGACTTGCGCAGTTTGGCGATGGGATGGTAAGAGCGCATGGCAGGACCGAACGTAGACTTTCGCATATCGGGCGATGAAAAGCTGTTCAAGCGTGCGCTCCAACGCAGCGAGAAGGAGGTCGATAAACTCAAGGGGAAGCTCAAAGAAGCGGGGAAGGCCGGAAAGGATAGCAGCAAGCAAATTGACGAGGGGTTCGGGCGGCTCAAGTCTACAATCGCAATAGTCTCAGGCGCGGCTGGGGTCGGGATGCTTGTAGCATCATTTCGAGGCTTAGCTCGCCTTGCAGGTGAAGTGCACCAAGAGATCAAAGGGGTTATGACTGAGATCAAAGCCTCTGAGAATGTACTCAAGAACCTTTGGCAAGTATCAGAGACTAGAGAAGCCTACAAGCAGGCTACCGGCGCGCAAAAGCTGATTATGGCGAGGGAGGGAATGACCCGTCAAGAAAGCGCCGATCTCTATTTCACGCTGAAATCCCTGGAGGACCTAGAAGCGTTACCAGCAGTCGCCACCACTAAACGCTTTATGGACCCGGACGTTGCAGCCAAGTTCGTCGCAACATTGAGAGCACCGGCGGCATGGGGGAAGGGTGTAGGTACACCGGAGCAAACGATTGCTGTGCTGCAAAAAGCAGCCGAGAAATCCGCGTTTACCGCTACTCAGACTGCCGAGTGGTTTCCTCGAACTGTGGCATCGGCAAAACAGTTGGGCGTAAGACCTGCTGAAGTCTTAGGTGTCGGGGCTGCCATTTCACCCTTGGCCGTTAGACCTGAAATGCTCGCCACGCAAATGAACCGACTCATGGAAACCATGTGGAAGGAAGGATATGGCACCGAAGGTGAAGGTATCCTAGCGGGGTTTGCCCGGTGGCGCACTGAAGACCTAGAAGGATACCTGGAAGCTAAAAAAGGGAATGTCAGGTTTGCGAAGGCGGCTGGTGCGCTTGAAGGTGCGATGGAAGAGGCGGCAGAAAAGACCGCTGCTATTGAGTCGCAGTTTACTACGGCAGCGGCATACTATGAGAAGACCAACGTCCCGCCAACCTTGTCTGCGATCCAACAATCTAGGGTAGCTAAGGCGCAGAGAGATATTGCCCTAGAGCCACTCGCCATGCAGCAGATGGAATTGGAAACCGCGATAGACCGCATGACTGCCTTTGCCGCATTTACAGGGAAACCTCTTGTTGTCGAAAAAGGATGGGAGAAACTGCTTGGCAAGGGGGCGGAATTTGGTCTAGTTGAGCAGGCCACTGAGCTAGCGCACCAGAGATATATTGACGCACTACAAGAGGAATACCCAAAACTCTATGAGCGGCTTATTAGGCCTGCCTTCCCTGCGGGTCGGCTTGTTGAACGAGACCCTTTAGGGATTCTGCCGGTTGCACAGATGGCTGGTCGGTTCGGCCCAGCGCGCGTGTCGCCGTGGGCGAACGTACCGCAAGAGATGTCAGAAGCACAGTTGGCCGCTATTGCGGCAGCGGCGGCCATAGTCGCTGAGAGGGTGATAAGCGAACGTGCGGGTATTGACGCGGCGGAGACTAAGAACGCAGTGCGTGATGGTGTACGTGAAGGCATGGGCAATACCACTCTCTCCAACCCCGGTCAGGAGCCTCCATAATGGCCGCCGCAGTTGGTGCAGTCAGTTGCACGTTTGTCAAGGGCGCGGCCCGCGATCCTACCCAGCGCGTGGTGACGTATCAGGTTCCCGGTATCGATGGCGTTGCTGCGCAACTGCTCGGTGAGGGCGATTCGGCGTTCCGGTTCTCAGCAGTGCTCTACGGTACAGCCGCAGAGTTGACTACGTGGATCGCTGCGATGATCGCACTCAAAGGGGACATCGTTACGATCGAGGACGACTGGGGTATATCGCACGCGAATTGTCTGATCGTGCGGCTGAGCCCTCCGCGCAAGAGGGCGGCAAGCCAATCAGATCACCAACGATGTGAGATGCTTGTCGAGGGGGTCATAGATTCCTGATGGCAATCACGAGCTACACGCAGCAGCAGTTCGGCACACTCACGGTCGTCACTGTGGTCAGCGATCTATCCGGCACGATCTACTATCACTGGTATATCGACGGGGCGTACATTGCCTCGACGCAATCACCGACGCGGGGGTTCACATTTGAGGCTGGGGATGAAGTACGCATCGAAATCAACGACACGAACGACGCGGATTACGACCCAATCGCCAACGCCCCGGCAGGGTACCCGGCGAAACGGACGATTGACTGGATACGCTCACTCGATGATGACGTTGTGAGTTACCGGGTCGAGCAAAAGAAGAGAGCAGTGGAATGGGTGTCTATCGGAACTGTGCGGCGGAATGGGGAAGCGTGGAGTGATGGTTATGCTCTCCTCTCTCCACGACTTGATGATCTATCCACCTACGATTGGCGGATTGTGCCGATAGATGCGGCGGGCAATGATGGGACCGCTACGGGGCTCGACAGCGAAGATGTCGTGCGCACACCCGATGCCCCGGACTTCACGATCAGTTTCGACGAGGGAACTACGAAGGTTACTTTTGCGGCGGCTGCCTGATGGCGATCGACTATAACAAAGCCCTGGCTCTGGAACTCCGAACCGGTATTTCAGTCAGAGCAGCGCGCGTCGCGTCTTTAAGGTCAATCGGTGCCCCACCGGGAGTAATGATTCTGTTCGTTGCCGGTCGCAATGGTCCTGGAATGGGCCATTTGCGAACCACTGCTGATGGGTCGTCGTTGCAATGGAAGGCACCCAGTTCTACCGCATTCGGTCCATCGATAGACTGTCCAAGCGATAACTCTTACACACTGGAAGATGGCGATGACCCAGACAAAGCGATAATCGTGCAGGTGTACGCTGATTACCTTGAGGGCGGGGTAGAAGCCTCTGTCCTGTTGACGGACGTCTATGGGAATAAGATCAGCCACGACGATGTGA